CGCACTATCACATTCTGGATACAAAGCCATAGACCTGTATCTTCTGATAAGTTCGTTTTCGTTACGATAAACGCCCTCAATATCTACATACGAACCAAAAAACCCGCTACTGATATAACTCTCGTTCCCATCGTTTTTATTCGGTGGGACCGGAGATATTACACCAGGCGGGTTTTTCTCGTTATCTTCAATTGAGAATCCAAATAGTCTCGCCATTTTATAAAGTAACTAGTAACTTCCGTTCTAGTTATTTATCAGGTTAAAACTTATCGGATTATGCTTCCACCACTATTGGTAGTTTCCGCGGTTGTAGATTCTGCAACTTCCTCAGATTCCCCGATACTAAAGTACTGAACTTGGAATTCTACAGTGAATTCTTCAACAGTATTAGTTGTATCATAGCTAAGTTCAATAGCTGATACATTGGTTGGAAAGATGTCATAGAACTTATAAGTTCTAAGACGAGCCGACTTACCACCATCATTTATCAATGAAGCAGGGGTTGCACCTCTACCCAATTGATGAACATAAGCGTTCTGCATGTAAGATGCGGGATTGGTGATACCAGTTGCATCATTCAGTTTAGAAAGTTTGTTCATCCAACCTTCGAATGATGTTCTCAGACTGAAGTCTTCATCATTGATGATAGTAACAGTCCAAGGATCAAAGGTTCTTTCTCCAGCAACCTTCAGTTCTCTACCTCTGAAAGCAACAGGTACTGATGCTACGGTAGAAGCTGGAAGTTGAGCTGCTTTACATAAGAATCTGAAATTCTCATTTGAATTAGACGTTGGATTCTCACTTTCGCTTTCGTCACCACCAGCTGACCAAAAAGATGAAGCTCCAGAAGGAAATGCAGGAATTGATACTTCAAATAGGTTAGGTCGGGCGCCACCGCCCTTTAACTTGGTCTTAAAATCGGAAAGTGTTTTTGTTGTAAATGAAGCCATTTTTAGGGTTCCTCTTTAATGTGTTAATATTGATCAAACACTACCAACAATTTCTTCAAACGCAACACCAGTTCTGGTGGCTACGAATGTAAGAGTGATGTAGTTGATTGACTTAGTGGGTTTCAGGTAAATATCAGCTCTGAATTCATTGTTATCAATGACCTCAGAAGTGTTATTTGTGTCATCACAAATAACTAAGAAACCAGTAAGACCTCTCTTAGCCTCAACATCTCTCAGATAAGGAGAAACAATGTTAACAAAGTTAGATCTTGTGATTGTGTCATTAAGTTGGAATAGTTGTGCGTTAGCTGCTCCCTCAAGAGTTTGTTCAACTGTGAGGAACAGTCTTCTAACATTGATTCTGTCAAACGCAGAAGCATATGAGAGTGCTGTCTTGTCACCGAACAAAATAACGCCAGATCCTCTCTGATTTACGATAGAGTTGATTCTAGATCCATAAAGAACATCTCTTTGTGCTTTAGATGGATTATAAGCCAACTTAATAGCGTTATTCAGAACACCTCTAGTTAATCCAGCTGGTGAGAACCAAGGGAAAGATTGAATAGATGTTCTAACCATCAAGCCAGCAACGTCTGGATTACATGGAAGATAACGGAATTCGTTATTAAATCTATCATAGGTGTACTTGTAACCAGAGTCAAATACAGCGTAAGAAGAAGAACTCAATGCTGAATAATATCTCAACAAGTTTGAAGTTTGTGTTTCCGCTCCTGTAACATTAACAATATTTGCTCTGTGTGGAGAAACAACAGCCATACAATCTTTTCTTCCCTCAGCAAGAGAGATGACTAGATTTGCTTTGGCTTGTGATTCACTTTCCACTGAGAGTCCTGGACCCATCATAATGTAATCAACTGCAACCTCATCCTTATTGCTGAAGAGATTGTAAGAAGTATTCAATCCTCCAAGTGTAGCGGCCATACCACCACCAGCTTGATAATCAACACCACCAGCTAAAGTGTAAGACTTATTGCCGATAGAGGAGAAGTTAATACCTTGTGCATCTTGTCCCCAGAGACCAGCTCCAGTTGTGATTGCCGTGTATCCGGTTGAGAATCCGTTAGCTTTAGGTGAAGTTCCGTGGAATGCGTCAGTTGCTTGTGAAGTATTATATCCAGCGTAGATATAATTAGAATTCAGTGCAATAAAATCCTTGTAGTAAGTTCTAGTAGGATTGTCTCCATCAGCTGTTGCGTCTTTCGCCTTAGAAAGACTTAGGAATTTCTCAAGAATAGTTCCTTGTGAACCCGTTATTGTACCTTGATCGTCAACGACTGCAATATGAATACCGTCATTCTTTCCACTTCTAGAAGAAGTGAAGTTACTATCAACAGGTTTAGGTGCTAATGACTTCCAGAAAACAACGGAGTTGGTCAAATCAAGTGTTTGTTGTTCATACCAATCAACTGCTGAAGCAGCAGTTGTTACTTTTCCATTACCAGTGTTAACACCAACGTTGTTAACAAATTTGATACCATCAGCTGCTTCAAACGAACGAGCTGAGTTGGATTGTTGATAATTCAGTTTGGTTTCTGTGCCAGATGAAGAAACCTGAGATACAATCTTAACATCGATTGTAGAGTTTCCATTGACAGTATCGGTCGAAACACCAGTAATGATGCCCTTCAGATAACCAGTAAATGTTGTAGTTGTTCCTGCTCCAGGAATGACAACAGCAGAAAGTGCACTAGTAACACCATGTCCAACAATGGCTCCAGCCAATAAAGGACTAACAGTGTTGATTCCAATTGTTTGATCTGCCTGGTTGTCAATCGTACATACTTTAAGATTGGTTCCCCATGAACCAGGATTCTTAGAAGCGTATACGAAAGAATTGTCGTTTAGATGATTTTCTTCATAATCATCATAGTTGTCAATCTTGAGTGTAGCGCTTGCTGCTCCAACAGCAGCATTAGCGTTATTCAAAGAACCACCACCGGTTCTTACTACTTTCAAAATACCACCATAGCTCAGGAAAGAGCTTGCAGACATCCAATACTCGTACTGTCTGTCAGTAGACATTGGCTTACCATATGTATTGATAAGCTGTTGCTCGGTCTCGATTGTAATCGCTTCATCGACAGGACCGATAGCAAAAGGTCCTGCAATTGCTCCGATGTTGTCGAGAACGTTCTCTGACCTTCCTACTGTTTGATCAACTTCCCTGATTAGAATACCAGGAGATAATTGAGGAGTAGCCATTTGTTTCTCCTTAGTTCTCAGTTATACCTGAAAATATTTATGAAAATTGGACATTTAGGTGGGAAAACAATGGGTAAGCAAATCTACCAATCAGGATATGACCAATCCGTAGATATATTTCTTTTTCTTCTGTTTTTTATAATTCTTTTTATAGAACAAGATTTACATTCATAAGAATATGAAGATGGATTTATTCCCTTTCCCTTCTTATAGAATCCGTCAATCAAGTTTTTTGTTATACCACAAGACCTACATTTTCTGTCTGTAAGGAATAGTGGACCTAGTGATAGCTGATCATCAATATTCATTACCAATAACTCGACATATAATCCATACCACCACCAGTGGTCCCATACTCATCATTTTTAGCAACAGACCACCTGTCACCTTCACTATCTACAAAGCTAGAAGAATCCAACCCATCATCGATAAAACCAAATGGAGCCATGTCCTGTTCGATTTGATTTTTTTGTTCGTCATACAGTCTTTTACGAATGTCCTGATCTGTGAGTTCTTTAAAGTAGTCTTGAGCAACTAACCAAGCATAGATGACAAGACACATAGCTAAGTCATCATTACATCCTTCTTCTGCTTCAAAAGAATTTGATTTAGAGATGAAAGTTGTAAGTTCTGAGATTATATCATAGTCACAGAAGAGTAGCTTATCTTCCTCAATCATTGTCTTGAGGTTTAGTGATCCAATTTTTTTTACGGTCTTAGACATCTTAACACCTAGTTGTGTCTTTTGTCCAGAGAAACCTTGTCCTACAATCTGACCTGCTCTACCTCTCATAGAACACATCAGTAGATTTTGATACTCCAAATCGTATTGGAGAATAGAAGCTACCTGATCACCAACATCATTTACTTCACATAGAATGAAAGCTTGATTATAACTCCTAGCCACCTCATAGATGACACTTGGAAACAACATTGGTTTAATAGTGTTGTCTCTATACTTAGCTACAACTTTATGAGGGAAAGTAGTTATGTCAACAACAACAAAAGCACTGTAGTCATTAC